ACCCATTCTTTTATTGATGAATTTTAATTAAAAATAATAATGTTACTCACTATGTTACTCACAAAAAGATTTGCTCAAAAATAAAGCCACTTAAGTGGCTTTATTTTTTGAATCTATATCTAATATTACAGACTGGACATATGAACTGAACCAATAACTCTTCCGACCATCCTTAAATGGCTTCGTGTAGCGTCCTTCTCTAATTCTGGCGTCTAGAGTTTCGGGTTCTATATTCAGCAAGTGAGCAAATTCGGCTCGCCCAATTCTTCGTTCCTCTTTTTGGTTAACAAGCTTCTCAACAAGGCTTGTTAAATGTTTAAGAGATTCAGATTCAATTTTTAATGCACCCATTACTAGTTGTCCTTTATTGTAATTAAGCCCTTAAGCCTGATTTTGCCAATTGTTCAATTTCTGCTTTAACTGCATTTAATTGGTTTGTTTCAATTTGAGTAAGTGCATCAATTCCCAAATGTTCGCAAATCGATTTAACATCAAAGCCTCGTTCATCAATAAAGTTTTGAAGAGCATCACGTTGTTCATCATTAATGCCCTTAAACTCTGGTGGGTTGAACCAGCGCTTCTTCTCCTTATCAAACGAGCATTTTAAGGCGTCAGCTCTAAGCAGCATTGTCTGGCGCATGTTTTGGTAATACATGTGTTCTTTATCAAGCGATTCAGTCAATTGATTTAGATCGCCAGCGTGTTCAGCTTCAGCACAACTTTGCTTCCAGTTTTCAAAATCTTGTTGAGCTTTAATTGTTGCTATTTGCGCTGGTGTTAACGTATTAATATGGCTTTTAGCTTGGCTAATTATGTCAGCCAAAAAAGTTGGATTGGTTTTAAGATCTGGTACCCATACTTCTCCGGTTTCACCTCCAAGTGCTCCAGCATTTTTGGCATGATGTGTATCAGATGGACTAAAACTTATAACTCTTGCAGATTTACCTTCTTGCGTTCTAACCGTTGTTAAATACCCCATAACGTCAGCTATACGGTAAAGTTCGTTTCGATTCTTACCACCTAGATCTGGTCGATTAATTCTCTGATCGCCATTTTCACTCTCTACAGCATGGGCAATAAAAACTACATCCTTACCCATAGCTATAAGCATATGGATATAGCTTTTAAACATATTGTTCGCAGATCCTTGTGCCTTTAATTTCAAGGTTCCATCTTTTTGTCTATTTTCAGGAATATTTAACAAATGAGATTTGATGCATTCAAGCATTGCGCCAACTGTATCGATCACGACAGTATTAAAGGGTGATAGGTCTTGAACAGTTAGATTTGTGATATCAGTCCATTTTTCCACTGGTACAACAGCACCGCGACGTAATTCACCAGTACGATGAGAACCTTTATCAAAGTCAAAAGAAATAACCTTATCAGCTGTGAAGCCCATAGATGTTTTACCTAAACCCGGATCAGCATAGATATAGGTAATAATTGCACTAACACTCAATGGTTGATCAGCAGTAATAATATTTAAAGCCATTGGTTAACTCCTTAATTATATTTCGTATTGTTATAAGCAATGCGTTGATTCGATGAGTAGGGCGTGCGCTTAAAGCAAGGTTGGTTGAATAATTCAGCTTTAGCTTTACGCTTTTGGAATTTGCGCTCACGTTCAAAATTTATAAGAATCCAAGGTTTCTCTAAGTGCTCTGCGAAATCGATAAGAAACAAATAGCCTGATTTGCTTACACGGTAAATTTCACCATTTTTCTGAATATATTCAGATGAATAAATACGCATGCGAAATTCGCCGTTTTCATCGCTTATAAATTCTGATTTCTTGGGTGTAGATGTATTCATTAGACAGCCTCCACCAAACGGTTACGCTCGATATAACCGATAATTATCTGATTGATATTTCGGTGATCGTTGTAATCTGTGAAGTCGTTATATTCCTTGCCGTTAATGTCTTGGATCTCATCAATTGCTAAGTTGGTGATATCAACTGCAGTAAATTCAGAACCAGGAACACCGTAGTTATCTTGATGAGATTCAAAATCAAAGCTAACTTTAAGAAAGAAGCTATCAAGTTTAACAACGGCCATGCCAGATGATTTAGAAGTGACTTTTAAAGCTTGAATGCTATATGAAGAAGGGGCAGTGTTAGGTACAACTACTGCAGGTTTGTATTCAGTGGCTTTTTGATCATATGAAAGACCTATAACGCTAACAGTGAATAAACCACTGATTGCAGCTACTTTAATAAAGCTGGATGGCTGTACACGATGTGTAACAGCATGGTTGATAGAATTTGGTTTTGTGTTCATAATTATCTCACTCGCTTGAGTAAAAGCACATTTGATTTAGAGGTCCAATGTGCTTTTTTATTGACAGTGAGATAAATATCGCATTTCCGATATTTATAGTCAATAGGAAACCCGATATTTATATAATTATTCCGATATTATCTTTATGATTCTTGTTTTGATAGAAAAAATCCACTCAGGGTGGGTAAGTATGAGTTTGATAGAGAGTTGGCGTAACAATAGATGATCAAAAAATAATATTTAATAAGCGCACACCAGTTACTGATAATTTGAAAAACTCCGGCGGGTTTGAAGTTTTATTCATATAGTACAAACATATTTGAAGACGGTCATGATGTCTTTGTGTATTTTTGATTTTACTGTTTCTGAGACGTTACGCATATTAAAACTGCCCATATAATTTACCGATCTTTTTAGACAATTCACTTTAATTTTATGAGGAATGTATAGGTCGAAATTTTTACTTCCAGTTTCATACCTGACAAGCATTGAACTATCTGATTGCCTTTCAATATTTTCATTAATTCTTAATATTGAACCATTAAGACGCTCTTCCTCATTTGAAATGTCAATCCAAGATTCAGAATGTACATAGGAAGAAAAAGTGAATAAAATAGTTAATAAATATAGTTTTTTCAATTATTTAATATTTCCTAAAAAATTACTAATACTCTTTTAATAATTCAAATAATATGTACCTCATGATTAATTAGGGTCATTTATATCTGAATACTTTTCCAAAAATTCATTTATCCATTCTTGAGCAACATCAATATTGGTTATATCAGCCAACTTTAAATTGGTTTCTTCAGCTTCATTAAACCCTTCAATAATGGCCTCAAAGATATTTGCTTCATTAATTACCTCATGTGCAATTTCGGCAGGATCATAGCTTTGCTTGGCTTTTTTAAGTGAAGTTATTTGTTTATCAATTCCTACACCAATTTTAACTAATGCTATTTTGAATTCTTGACGATTAATCGTTAGGGCAGTTTTGGATTTATTAAGTGTTGCGATCATAACATTCTCTTTTCTATAAGAAACTTTCGTTATCTAGCTCGATTAAATTAACGAGCTCATCAATAAGCTTCGTCAGGTTCGCAAATTTAACTTTTTCTCATTCGCTTTTGACGTGATCCTCCTAAAGGTCTAAACGCATCAATTACCAAACCAACCAACTCCATACCATCCTCAAATTCGATTATGTTTGGATGGAAGTTTGGGTTTAGCGCTTGTAAATACTTTCGATCATCACTTTCAATGACTAATTTTTTAAAGGTAGCATCGGTATTGTTTCGAACAACAATTAAGTCTTCCGATAAAAGATCACATACCTGAAAAGCTGGATTAACCAATATGTAGTCGCCTTCTTCATATTTTGGAGAATTACTAATGCCTACTACTTTCAAATAAAAACAACCATCTGGGTCATCACTACTTAAAGGAGGTAGCCATTGCATTATTTCAGAGGGATTAATATCTTCTACAGATGTCATTGCGCCAGCTTGAACCCAAGATAAAACAGGTATTAATTTTGAGGTTACTGGTACAACATTGTTATCAAATGCTCCAATAACCCCTTTTTTTAGGTCCTCAGCTGTAACTCCCAAAGCACTTGCCAATTCAAGTATTGATCCTGTTGATTTAGCTGTACCTGTTTCAAGTTCAGAAATTACTGATTGTTTAACACCAGACTTTTGGGCTAAATCTTTTTGAGTCATCTTTTTTGCTTTACGCAATTTTTTTAAATTTTCACCCAAAGTGCTCATAAATCTATCTCGACTTGCATTATCGGAATTCTGATACATATTTCAATCGGTTTGGCTATTGAAGTAATATCGGAAAACCTATATATTTGGTAAAAATATCGGAGGTTTAAATGAATCAATGGCAAAAAATGATCTCTGATCTAAAAAAACAGGGGCTGACACAAGCCAAGATCGCCACTGAAATTGGTTGCTCACAAAATTATGTAAGCGATCTAGAGCGTGGCACTTGTGGTAAACGACTTTCATATGCTCTTGGTAAAAATCTAGAGACTTTATGGAATGAACATAAATCAGCTACACGTGTTGCATAGGATTAACTTGTAGCCAAACACATTACAAATATTTAGTGCTTAGTTAATTATCTATTAGCCAAATGACTAAATAAACGTGAATAAAGTTAAGGATTCACATATGGAAATTAATTTAAGCCGAGAAGCACAAAACGCAATATGGCAAATGATAAGTAATACACCAGGATTTACGCCTAAAGATATTGCGCAGGTACTTGGGGATTCACATAACACTATTTGCAATTACGCAAATATCAATATGCCCAACCATTTACCCAGTATTAAAAAGTTAGAAGCAATTCTCTATTACACCCAAAACCCAGCGCTGTTAAAAATTTGGGCGCATGAACTTGGTTTTGCTTTAGTTCCAGTGACATGTGACCGCAGTAAGCATCATGAATTGTCGATTTTTGAGGCAATGATGCAGCACAACATTAAGTCAGGAAAGACTAACAAAGCTGTCTATGAAGCGTATGAGGATGGTGTAGTAACACCACAAGAATATGAAGAGATCCATCAATTGACATTGCATCTAATTGAATTGGCGACAGCTGTAGATCAAGCAGCATTAAAACAAATGAGGAGATATACATCAGGCCCTGAAAAAGAAAAAGCCTGATATGCGAGATCAGGCTTTTAATTCAAAACTACAAGGAATTGAATATGAAATCAAAGTTAGCACAAGAACAAGAATCAGGCAAATACATGAATGGGGATGTGGTTGTTTCTATCTATAACGAATTTCCACTTCAAGATGGATTACATCGCTTAATTGCTGTTTATGGTGATCAGGTTTGGATTCAAACTGAAATTGGAGTCTGGACTGTAAATAAGAAATTCGTACGTTCTGCCACGACAGCAGAAATCCAAGCCAACCGTCGTTTAACTGAAGCTGAACAAGCAATTGCGGAGGTTTCATGAATAGCCATTTTCAAACCAAATCTGAGCATAAGCAGACTCAGGAAACCCAATCATTTTATGAACCAACTTTGCTTTTGCTGAACCATATTCATGACATCAAAAAAGGCAATTTAAGAATGCGTGGTTACAACGAAGAGAATGCAGCTGTAACCAAAGAAGAATTGGCGCAAAAGATGGCTTATCGACTCAAGATCACAATTTGGTTATCACATCAGGTTATTACGAGCTTGATCAAAGCTGAACAGGTCATTTCATTTGGTGGGTACGTAAAGCCTAAGGTCGGTGAATTATGAGCCTTGATGCAACTGTATGGGCTTGGAAAACAACTGTAGATGGAGCTAGTCAAAAGCTAGTACTTCTATCACTTGCTGATCGAGCTGGAGATGACCATAAGTGCTTCCCAAGTTTAAAACGGTTAGAGAAAGACACCACTTTAAATCGAAAAACGATTATCAAAGTTTTAGACGAACTTGAGCTTAAAAAGTTGATTAAATTTACAGGTGAAATTAAAGGAAATGGCGTAAAAGTCTATCAATTAATTGGTGTATTTGGTCGTGAAGATAGTTCAGATACCAATACCAAAAAGGGGACTAGTACCAAAAATGACACTGGTGTTGATTTAGGTACTGGTTCCAAAAACGGTACTAGTACCAATAATGGAACTGGAACCAGTACCGATATTGGTACCGAGACCAGTACCAATTTTGGGACACAGAACCTCCCAGGGAATCTCTCATTAGAATCTAAAAATAAAAAAGACTGGCTTTGTTTGAAAAAACTTCGTTCTGAATTAGATCAAGCCGATCCCACGGTAGTCCCAAAGTCAATTATCGAAGCAAGTTGGTTTGAACGTGAGAAAAAAGCATTCGAGCTTTTCAATGCTGGAAATAATCTTTGTGATGATCTCTTGATTTACCACTTCGCTGACACACTTTTGAAAAACCGTCACAAATACGACAAAGCGCAAAATGGCAAATCAAGCGGTGAATCTGATTTAGTATTTTTCTCATCACCTCAACAGATTTACGTGTTTGCCAACAAACTCGCTCAACTGTCAGACGTCATCGATGAATTCAGTATGCCTGGTGAATCCTTTGAAAAACTAGCAAGCCGCATTGCTGCAAAACTCTCAGATCCGAATGAACTCCAAAACTGGAAATCACATCTGCAGGCAGTTGGATTTAAGCCTAAGGGTAGAGGTGCAGCATGAAAGTAAAACGAATTGTTTGCTGGTTCAGTTGTGGTGCTGCATCTGCTGTGGCAACCAAAATTATGCTTGAACAGGCGCCTAAGATTTTCCCTAATGTGCCAGTAGTAATTGCGAATAGTCCAATTATAGAAGAACACTCTGATAACGAACGTTTTTTTAATGAATGTGAACAATGGTTTGGTCAAGAAATTATTCGAATCAATAATCCAAGATACCCAGAAGGCTTGAATTCAATATATGAAGTTTTTAAGAAAGGTTACTTAAAAGGTGTAAAGGGTGCGCCATGTACAACTCAGCTTAAAAGAATCCCACGTGGAATGTTCCAAAAAGAAGGCGATTTGCACGTATTTGGGTATGACATTGCTGAAATAGATCGTGCTCAAGATTTTGAAGAAAGAAATCCAAGTCTTAATTCATATTTTCAACTTATTGAATCAGATCTAACCAAGGCGGATTGTCTTGCAATGCTTCAAGACGCAGGCATACGCATACCGAAAATGTATGAGCTTGGTTATTTGAACAATAACTGCATTGGCTGTGTGAAAGGTGGAGCGGGTTACTGGAACAAGATTCGCAAAGACTTCCCTGACACATTTGATCGCATGGCGAAAGTTGAACGTCAAATCGGGCATTCAATTTTAAAAAATGATGATGGTCCAATTTTTCTAGATGAATTAGATCCAAAGATGGGTCGCTACAAAGATGAGCCTGATATTGATTGTTCTTTTAGCTGTCAGATAGCCAAAGAAGATAACAATTGGGAATTAGTTAAGTTTTATGATGTCGAAAAAGTGGGAGATTTAGCTTAAGTGGAATGCATCTCAATTACTGAATACCAAAAACTTTACGGTGGTAGATCCAGAAAGAAAACTAATTTGAAACGCAGTACTCGAGTTAAAACTCATCAAGGTGAAAGTATCGGTGAATCGTTGTTGGCCAACCAATTACGAATTTTAAAAATTAGCTTTGAACAGGAATATAAATTCCATCCTAAACGTAAGTGGCGCGCTGATTTTCACATTGTTGGAAAAAATATTTTGGTTGAGGTTGAGGGCGGTGTTTGGAGCGGTGGACGTCATACAAGCTGTAAGGGGTACATTGGTGACATGGAGAAATACAATGCTGCTGTGGTAATGGGATATCAGGTATTACGGTTTAGTACAGAGCAAGTGAAATCAGGTTTAGCGGTTCAACAGATAGAGACAATGGTGGGGGAGTAAAATGACAGCCACAGCAAACTTTGAAAAACATAGAGATATGACAATCGTTCATGATTTACGTCGTTTGCTATTTAAGCCTAGTACGTCACGAGTTGATTTTACTCTTCTTGATTTAGCACAAAAAACGATGGATGGCTTTAAAGATGGAGTGGGGGGACCATCAGTTTATGGAAGTAAAGTAAACAGCGCTGCTTTAATGATGCAAAATATGGCTACAGAAGAATATGCACTAATATGGGCTTTAGTACGATCGATCAGTCCAACAGATCGCCACTTTGCTTTATTGCATAACCTACTTACTAGTGAGATCCGTTTAAAGTTTCAAGCTGATAGTTTTCAAACAAAAAAAATAACTACAAAAGACGCGGCAAAAGGAGTAGCACGTTCTGCATTAGTTCAATTTTTATTTAAACGTGGAGTGTGTACTAAATGTAATGGTAAAGGTTTTATATTTTCTAAAGTTGAAAAGAAACACATCGAATGCAGCAAATGTGAAGGTAGAAAGGAAAACTCATACAATCAGTCTGAGCGTTATAGAATTTCAGGTATGAATATAGATCGTAAAGCGTACATTAGAACCTATGATAAATATGAGAAATATGCATTAGAGATATTAGGAGAGTGGCGAATTAATCTAGATAGCCATTTAAGAGGGTACTTTTTCAAAGTTGCAGAAGAATTTGATTTGTGAGAGAACAGATGTAAAAATAGGAATTCATTTATTAGAATCTGGTCGTATTAGGATTATCCAAGACCAATTTGTTCATTAAAAGAGTTTATTCATGATTTATATTAGTACTTTAAAAGAAGAAAATGGAAGTTTTAGTTTTTATCGTATGCCAATACCAGTTGATATTCTTAAATTTGAGTCTATGAGTGGCATGGTTTCGTTGCAATTAAATAAAGGTGAGGAAATTTTTACAGTTTATCACGATGATTATTTAAGTCCTGACGATGTAAAACAATTGGTAAATGATTGGGGGAATTGTGATGTACAAAGCCTTTCTATGGTTTTAATTGATGGATTAGATTAAATTAATTAATACTGTCTATTTTATTAGCTCATCGAAAGGTGAGCTTTTTTTTATTTAAAACAATTCTGTAAGGTTTAGGTGCTAAGATACCATTGAAGAATAGGAAAACACATGAACATTTGTATTGGTGGTCCTTGGCATGGTAGTAAGTTGCTGGGGAATGTAAGTCATGAGAAGTTTTTCAAAATTAAAGGCTCTACATCAAATTCAATTACAACCTATTTAAAAAAAATAGTTAAGTTTAAGAACGAAGAGTATGTATTTTGGGTCTCTGATGAGTTATTAGATATGCAAGCTGATGAAATAATTAGAGGTTATTTAGTTAAAAAATTTCATACAAGTATCTGAAATTCTAGAAGATATAAAACGAGCTAATTTATTTTAATAACAATTTTATAGTGGAAAATGATCGCAAAACATTCTAATTTTGTACTTTAAAAGGAGTTGATTATGAAAAATATCTTAATCGTAGCTATGATGTTTAGTGGCTTAAGTCTTACGGCTTGCGCTTTACATACTCCTGAAGGAAGCATCGTTGTAGATCCTGATGGGCGTTACAATGGTGGGCATGGAAATGGTAAATTCTGTCCTCCTGGTCAAGCGAAGAAAAACAATTGCTAGAACATTTAAATATATTATAAAAATAAAAGATGCTTTAGGGCGTCTTTTATAAATTTTAATACATGCATAAGTTAAAATGTATTAATTTGCTCAAATTAATACTTAAATGAGTTTAGTATCACAATTTAAGGATGCTAAGTATGCAATATAAAAATAAACTGTTTATTGTTGATAACGATGGCAATGAACATGATATTTCTAAATTTGAAATAGGGAGCAATGGCGAAATATTAGTGAAAGATCCAGGAGTAATTATTGAAAGAGGCTTTAAGATAATTACAAAAAAGAAGGGGGTTTGTTCTCAAATATTTTTAGTTAATCAAGTGACTAAAATTTATAATGAATTAATCGTAATTAATGTTAAAGAGTTTTAGTTAAAAATATTAAATCAATAAATTTATATTGCATTACAAAAATAATGAGCGTATATTTTTTGCATACACATAGTAAAACATATTCAATTTCCAAACCCATATTTCTAATCATATGGGTTTTTTTTATTTAGAAAAATATATTAATTTAGTAGCTTTTGGAAAAAACATCTAAATTAAAATAAGCTTTATTGAATTTTAAAAATAATTTTTACATAAGAAAAAACCTAATGAATTTCATATGTTGTACAAATTTAAAGAACTTTAATTTTGTTACAACCACTTACAGCATATACAAAAAGTATCTAAAGTGCTTTAGAAGACAACAAAATTGAATGGTATCTTAAAAATTATCATATATACATATTAGAGGTGAGTTATGAAAATATTAACCTTATTAAGTATAGGGATAATTAGTAGTTGTTTTT